CCCGTCATAGCGACCACCTTCCATCTTGTCTCTTAACCATTCCACTGCCTTGTCATAATCGGTCTTCGACATCGTGTTGACCTTGTCCTTGATCTTTTCCAGTTGGACGGTGTTGGTGTTCATCTTGTTCCAGATCTTTTCAAAATTCTCCTGCATGATTCTGCGATTCTCTAAAATTTCATCCCGAATCACCGTAAGGGCCTGCGCTGCTGTCATCCCCTTCTTTTCCGGTTCTTTTATCAGACTTCCCGGTTCAAGTCCGAGAAGTAGACACATGGTCCTTTCAAAATCTTCTGTCTGTTCCGGGTTCTTTGCCATATTGCAGACAAAAGACTTGTTTCTCCCGAGTTCTGCCGAGAATTTCTCTTTCGTCTTGCCCTGCTTCTCCAATTCCTTGCAGAGCAGAGCGTAATTTATTGTTACTTTCTTCGGTTCCATAGTTCCTCCTTAATTTGAGTTCAACAGCTGCTCTTCCAGAGAGTCCATGTCGTATCCCCTGCGCTCAAAGTTGTTTAGGTTTCTGCTTACCGGCGGTTTTGTCGTCCTCTCTGGTGGCTGATAATTTTTGTCGAGATAATCTTCATATCCGGTGTTAAAAAAGGTGCTGCCGTATTGTGGTTTTCTCCATTTATTTTCTTTCAGATCTTCTTTATAGCGATTTATCGCTCTTTCGAATTGCTCGTAGCCAATATCGAGTAGCCTTTCCTTGCTCTTTTTACTTACCTGCCCTTTTCCTTTTTTCTCCGGATATTTTTTCCATAATCGCTCAAATAACTCTTCTATCTCTTTTTCTTTCTCTTTTCTCTTTACTCTATCTCTATTCTCTTTATCTAACTCTATCTCTATCTCTATCTCTTTCTCTGTGTTACACAATGTTACTGTATCGTTACAATGTAACGCTTTTCGCTCACGATGCGCTCTAACTCGTTGTGCGGAGTCACTTTCTGACCCTATTGATTCTTGCGTTTCTGTCATTAAATACTCATTATCATCACATAAAATCATAAGTCCTTGCGCAAGCAAAAATTGAATTGTAACGCCTACATTTTCCGGGTCTTCATCTATCTTCAATGCCATTTCCTCTACAAAATTCTCTTCGATGCCGTCAAAATATAACTTCCCATCATCTTCCAAACTGTAAAGCTGCATTTTCAGATATATGATCGTGTAAGTATCCCCGCCGGCTATTTTTCTGAGTTTTTTTATTTTCGGCTGACTAAAAAAGTTGTTTTTCAGTTTTAGCCAGTAATACTTTTTAGCCATAGTTCCTAGAGTCTTTCACTCCTTTCCTCCCGGGATTTCTCCCGGGATATGTATTCAGTGTAGTGTGACGTACCTGAACATGAACGGGTTACAATTTATAACAAGGCTCTCTACCTCATTATCTCTTCAATTCGGACAATGATTGACGGGATTCCGCTTGTATACTCAAACTCATGCGTTGTATTCACGACATGAGCCGGATCATCGTTTACGATTACTCCACACTTCTGCAATGCGTCTTCAATCACCTTGTCCGCAAAACTGAAAACATTCATTCTGTCCCGTTTATTGCCCTTTTTAGGCTCTTTAAACGTATAGTGCAGAATGATAGGCTTATCTGTTTTAAAACGCTTCAAGCCAAGCCTGACGGCGTTACAGGCTATCATCTGATACTGTTGCTTCATTCGATTTCCTGCTTTCGGGTTCTTCCCGATCTCATGTATGTAATCATTCAGACCCGGGAAACAATGTCCTTTGTAAAATTTCCCTCTGATTTCAAAAATATGATTGTCCATATCGTTCCCTAAATTCCTCTCGTGTATGGTTCTGCTCATAGATTGCCTGTCCTACCATCTTCGACAGTGCCATGCTTACACTATTTTCGTGTATTTTCCCGTGACAATCACTGCACACCGGAAGAATCAACTTGTCCTTTGTTCCGTTCTGTCTTCTCCCTCTTCCACAGATCAAATGATGTCCATGGATGTTATATGGTTTTCCGCAGATCAAGCAAAACTCAACGTATTCTGTCACTATCGTGTCTGACTTTTTCATCTACACTTCTCCTATCAAATTATCTGGCCAGATTGGCGCTTTTAGTATTTTGGTGTACTTACACCAGTCACAAACTTCACAACGGATTGGATCGATCTCTCCGTTTTTCAGAGAGAGAATCTTTGATACATTCATCTCCATTCCAGACAAGCAATCATTCATCCATTCCTGCGGAATCTGGATAATCTCGATATCTGGAACTTTCTCCTTGCTGGCTGCTGCGATATAAAACGGCAATCGCTCCCCTGTATTGATCCTCACTACCTCTTGGTATACGGCAGCTTGTATGTCATAGCCCCAAAATCTCACAAAGTCCATCAATCCCATGTCTTTTGCGTAATGCGCTTCTCTCAGGGATTTCATTACTTTCAAATCAACGATGCATTTACCGGGCAAATAGCTGTCAAGCTTCACTTTCCATTTCGCTCCAAACAGATCAGCTGTAAAGATTTTCTGCTTTTCTCCACTCATAAACATCATAAATAAAGGGTCTCTTTCGATTCGGTTTATGATTTCTTCTGCTTTTCGGTACTCTGCCTTTAACTCTCCTTTTCTTGTAAATATCTCAGGATTCTGAGCCTTAAACAAGTCAAGTGTTCCCTCGAAATGCGAATCCACATAAGAGCCAACCAGAAGTGCTGTTGTTTTCTCCATCTCCCAGTAACCATTCAGCTTTGCAAGTGCCTGTTCCTCGCATCCAACACGCCCAATCGTTCCGCAAAAATCCTTATACTGCGAGACACTGAGATACTCCTGATTTGCTTCTTTACTGTAATAATTTTCCTGTGTTAAAATCATTCAAATACCTCCTGTGCTTCTTGCACTGAAGCTTCAAAATCAAACGGGTTTTCTACAGTTTCTCTCTCATTTTCACAAATGTCCTCCGGTTCTCCCTCAACGTGCATTCCCATAAGAGCATTAGGAATATAGGATCTGGCAAAATACGCCGCTGCTCTATAGATGAGCATCTGCTCCGGCATGGTTTTCCATAAGCTTCCCGGCTTGTCATACCATTTCATCTCTTTGGCCATTCCTATTGTCACTGTAGTTCCAATCGCTTTCGTTCCATCACTTTTGTATTCCGCTTCAACTCTGCATCCTCTGCCGTCAGTGTTCGGTTCTCCGGAATATACCAGACGGACATTTTTAAACTCTTCACTTGCCCGGATCATACTCATACAAGCCTGTCCACTCCATGTAGGCTTACCTTTTACAACATACAGGTTCTGCATGACCATCATAGGGGATACCCCCATCCGATTCGCCATATCTACTGCAATCGTGCAATCCATCGGCTTGCCTTGGTAATTCTGTGGCACCAGCTGCGATGTAGCAAACATTTTTCCAATATCAAAAATTTTCTGAAAACTCTGGCTGTCCGCAAATGGACTCAATTCGTGTTTTTCCTCTTTTACAATCATTTCTTCCATATCGATTCTCCTTATAATTCAATCACTGTCAGATCTTCTTCATCTGTTGTCCTTGTTGCAATAAACTGTAATCCTTTATCTTTGCACTTCTGATACAGCTCTGTTCGCATTTTTGTAGACATTTTCTCCACTCCATCAATCAGGATGATCTGCAGTCCATTAGGCTTCTGAATCGCCACGTCAATACAAAGATCAAGCTTTTCTCCGTCTGATAGATTGCTGATCGGTAGTCCGTGAATCAGTGGAACGCCATTTACAACCGTAAGGCCAGAAATTGGAATAGTTGCAGTTTCTAGAATTTCCCCAGGAAGAGACCGTGCCTTTTCGATTTTCTTCGTAAATTCTTCGGATTCCGCTTTTAATCGCTCCACTTCGTTCTGCAGATCAACCATTCGCCGATATTCATTCAAGTGGGATTTCATCTCTTCCGCATAAGATGCCTGATTCTGCAATTCCGAGTAATCCTGCACTTCTTTTTCAGACAATTCCTTATACTCTTCTACAGAGCTGTCATATTTCGCAACATTCGCTTCATATTCTTTTACGATCACTTCTGCTTTGTCCGCTTTTCTCTCTTCCATACCAGTAAGCATTGATTGATTTTCTCTCAACTGAGCCTGCAGCCTTTCATTTTCTTTCAAAAGGCGTTCGCGCTCTGCAGTAAACGACCTTTCCAATGCGGATAATTTAATCTCTTTATCCGCTTCAAATGATCGGACTTTGTTGTCCCTCTGATCAATAAATCTCTTTGCTTTCTCAATCTGTTCATTTTCTTTTCTGATGCGCTCGATTTCCTGATACAGCTGTCCAAGATTTTCATTTTCCCACTTTTCTGCATCATACCCGGCTGGAATCGAATCTGCGATATCCTCAATAAATGATCTTTTATTTCTGATATCACGGTTTACATCCTGGCGATTTCTGTAATACATACCGTTTTCTGACTGTATATCATTCAAAACTTGCAAGATATTCTGATCGTAAGATACCCAATCCGGAATTTCGCCAAACCATTCACGAATTGTCTGCAATGACCAGTCATACTGGATCATGTCGAGTAAAATTGCATTCTGCTCTTTTTCGGATTTCTCCATAAATTCAACTGGTGACAGTTGCAGCGGAGTAAAAATATCTTTCAAAAATGTTTCCGGGCTTCCAACCTCATGACCGTTCTGCTTCACACTCTTGTAATCAGCTTGATTCGTTCTTGCCTTCCGATTGATTCTCAATCCGTTATCTGTTTCAATCAGAATTTCCCCCTCTGTTTCTCCATTTCTGACGACATATTTACGGTTCGACTTATTTGTAAGTGCGTACCGAATCGCATCAATCACAGAAGATTTACCTGCTCCATTTGTTCCGGAAAGCTCTACACTCTTTCCGTCTCCTTCATATTCTGTAATTCCATAAAGATTTTTGATCTTAATTTTCGTAATTTTCATTTACAAACTTCTCCTTTTCGTCTACAATTTAAATGATTTAATTTCTTGAGTGCTCGAGGGTTTCCGCCCTGTGACAGCACTCATTTTTAATACCCAAACACCAGCCACCAGCCGATCGCCACCAGCCCGCCCCCGATCACGGATGCTGCGACCTTGTGCCAGTAAGGCTTGTCCTGCACTTCTGGCAGCTCTACAGAGACTGACCGGATGTCCCAGCTGTTTAATATGTTGGGTTGCTGAGTGGTCTGGCAGTGGTAGGTTCCTTTAATTTCCATGCTTGTCCTCCCATCTACCGCCTAAGCGGTTTTTCTTCTTTCGAATCCTATATTTTTCATTGTTTCATCTAATTTTTTCTCCAAGACTTGAGAAAGTTCCTCTCGGTTCAAATCCTCTTGGTTTACCCAGGATCCATTGATTTTGATCATGCTTACTACTTCGATTCCTTTCATTTCACCACCCCTCTTTACTGTATGCAGGTTGATTACCATGCGTATGTTGTCCATTACCTTTATTTCCGAGTTGTTCCGAATCTATCAGCCAGCATATTTACAACATCTCTGACAAAATTTAAGTTCATTTTAAACACTCTATCCGCTTCATCTCGCATAATATTCAAAGATTCCCTTGCGATAATAAGGCTTGTTACAATTGATGCTATGATTGAGCAGATAACGCTTGCTATTACAATTTCCATGTCAATCCTCCCTGCTACGCCACTCCGTATTTAATTGCCAACTCTTTTACGATAGCCGTATATCCCTCAATCAGCTTCTTATCATCAGCGATCACATCCAGATAATTCAATTTGTCTCTTCTGGATTTGCAAACACCCTCATCTGCCATTCTTCTACGCTTGTTTGTGAGTCTCTGCTTCACATTTACTCCCATACGTTTTTCTAACAACTGATAGGATTCTGCTCTTACATCTTGATAGGACTTACTGTCTCCGCACTCCATACCGATTTTTCTCAAGATTCTTCCGGTATCTTCTCTCCATGATGTTGTATCGATTGCAACAACCTCACGGATGCTTTCAATTCGTTCTTCCACGTGCTCAAGCTTCTCTGCCTGACGCTTCTGCTCAATTTCCAAGTTAATCATGACCTGCAACTGCGGTGAGAGTTCTTGTGTGGCAAGAGATGTTGCTCTGTATTTCTTTTCTACCTGAATGAAATATCTGCGTACTTGCTTTCCTTTTTCATTCCGCTCAAGCATTGCCATTTCTTTGGCAGTATCCAGTTTGATGATATGGTCTTTTTTAGAGGTTCCTCCTGACACTGTCGGAATTTCGACGGTGGTAAAATCTTCGTCTTCCTCCGCATCGATATCTAACACTCTTCTTTTGATCCACTCTCTATAGTTGCTCTTTACTTCCAGAACCTCATGCAGTTCTGAGCCATATACTACTTTTTCTCCTGTGCTTGTCTCATATACTGGGACAAGTTCGTTTTCAATTACTGTTAAATTGTCCATTTTGTTCTCCTATATATTGTGATTTTCTTGATTTTTATACAAAAAGTGATATAATATCAAGGTTGGTTGTCACCAAAATATTGTATAAAAACATACGTTTCATACTTTATGTTGTGTTTTTCGTGATTTTTATTTGACTTTCCATATATTGTGGTGTACCATCTTATTAATGGCAAAAGGGAAATCATGCAAGCCATCCGCTAAAGTCAGCAAAGCTGGAAAAACTCTTTCCACAAGCAAATCAGCTTCCGCAAAATCTAAAGCAGGAACAATCCTTGCAAACCATAAAAGTACAAGTCATTAGTCTTTTGTCCTGGGTTTATACTCAGGACTTTTAAATTGTCCTGAATAGCATTTTTGCCATTTCAGTCATTGCTGCAAGCTCTTCTGGTGTTGGATTGTCCTTATTCGCAGTACGAATAACGAACTTCGATAAATCTTCTACCATTTCTTCGTACAAACTTTTTTTAATTTTCTTAGACATCTTTTTCTCCTTTACAATTTCTTTGGTTTGATAAACTTGTCTGTATTCACTTCAAGTGCTCCGCAGATCAGCTCATATTCTTCAAAAGTAAACCGTCTCTTGCCATTCAGCGAACTACATATCTTATTTTTCGGTATCCCTGTTTTTTGTGATAAAAAAATCTGTTTAATACCTCTTTTTACCAGATAATCATTGATTGCTCTTCCGAGCCATTCATCTGCCATAAATTCCTCCTACTCCAAAAAATACTCAACACTTACACCGAAGTAATCGGCTACGCCACTGATTCCAGGTAAGCCAGATCCTTCACGGTTTCCAGTCTCTTCTTACAATCCTGATAAATCTCCTTGTAATGCTTTCCCGTCAGTATTCCAGTGTCGATCACATGGAGAATGATGTTTTCCATCAACGAAAGATTGTTCAGCTGCATAACTGTTGCTTCATCACGTTTTCCAATTCCAGCCATCTTATTTGCAAGTTTTGAATAGGTCATGTAAAGCATCTCAGCGTGCGTGCTTCCCTGCTCTTTTGCGTATTCCACTAACTTCTGAATGGTGTCTGTCTCTGCTCTTCTGGTCAGTTTTCCGGCTTTTCTTGTTTCTATCCATGTCTGCGTTGCTTTTTCTTTGATGAGTGCTTCCATCTGATTAAATGCTTTGATGTACTGCAATTTCCATTCAAGAGCTTTCTTACCAGTGAACCCCATTGCCAGAAGGGAAAAGCCATCGCGGTTCATATAAAACTTCCTGTATGACTGACCATTGTCTGCTTTGTAATGTGATTGCCTGAACATATTTTGCACTGCTGAATTTTCAGCAATGAGATTATCTATATTTTGCAACACGTTTCTGTGTTCTTTATGAAACTTCTCAGCCACCTGTAAGCTGTCACACACTGCTTCATCATTTTTTAAATATACGAGTTCTGTCATTGCTTTCTCCTTTCTATTGAATTGTTCATTATGTACTCCCAATGTAATTATTTTTAATTTGTAAATTTTTCTGTATTATGGTAAAATATTTTTCATAAACCCAAAAATGGGCAATGAAAGGAGTTGGTCTTTTTGACTAAATTTTTGAAGTTGCCCTGTTCCCATATATAGGTCGCCGTGCAGAGTAGCCTGCGATATCAAAGTACGAGAAGCATTTTCATTCCCTTTAAATTCAGAAATGGAGGATCCGTAACCTCATATAAATAACCGACATTTCAGAATGAAAATCCTATATTCAGCCAACTAATGGGCAATACTAATCTTTTTAACTTGAAGAGCAAAACTAAAACTGCATAAGTGGCAGAGTATTCCATAGAATCATTTGGCGCATTCGAATGTGATGTAACGTGTACGTGAATGATTCGGCTTCAATTTCTGAATACGGATTGGGCACTTAAACGTGAAGTCTGCAAAATACATAGGGTAAACAAATTTAGCGAGAGACTGGTGGAAAATGCGCTTCCATCAGTTCTTTTGTTTTATTTATCTTTTCCTTCCACAAAATCCATCGGGTTCACTCCAAGAAAAATACATAATGGAATCAACTCTTCTGTTCTTAAATCCCTTTCTCTTTCTTCATCGTAAAGACTTGTATAAAGAGATTGATAATTTAGTCCTGTCTTTCTTGCTACCTCTGAAAGATTAAATCCTTTTTCTTTCATATATTTTCCAATTCTCTTCGATATAATCATATTTCATCACCTCATTTCCTTCGTTTTGAAGAGCTTGATTGTACTATACTCTTCATTTTGAATTTTGTCAACAGGTTTTTAAAATATTTTCTCTTCATTACGAAGATTATTGTTGACCATGAAGAAATTATGATGTATATTAAAGAAAACGGAGGTTAGTACAAATGAAACAAAGTTTAGGTGAAACGTTAAAAGAATTAAGAAAAAGTAGATCGCTAACTGCTAAAGATGTTTCTACAATATTAAAAGATATGGGATATTCCATTTCTGACAAAACATTATCTGGATATGAAAATGGTATACGAATGCCAAATGCTGACGTATTTATGGCATTATGTCAAATTTATAAATGTAAAAATATACTTGAAATGTTTTCTTTTGTTGAAGCTGATTATTCTATTCCGACCGATGAAGAATGGACAATAATAGAGCACTATCGTAAATTAAATCAGCATGGAAAAGAAATTGTTGATTTTGTCTTGAGCAAAGAATATGAAAATTCAATATCTACTTCTGAAATAAAAGAGGCAAAAGTATATAACATATATCCTGAGCAATCCAACAATCATTTATCAGTACTAGCAGCTCATGAGCGCACCGATATTAAAGTAACAGATGAAATGAGAAAACACGATAAAGACATCATGATGGATGACTCTGAATGGGAGTGATACAATGACAGTTTATGAAGAACTATTGGAAGAGGCAAATAGTAGCGGACTTATTGTCCGCGAAAAGGCTCTTTCCGGCAGTGATGGTTTAATATACAGAAATAGAATTGCAATATCAAACAGGTTGAAAACGTCTGCGGAAAAGGCTTGCGTCTTAGCTGAAGAAATCGGACATCACCATACGGCTGTTGGTGATATCTTTGATCTACAAGATATTGAAAATATGAAGCAAGAACAAAAAGGAAGATTGCACGGGTATAACCGGATGATCGGATTGCGAGGTATCATATCAGCTTTTAATGCTGGATGCCAAAATAGATATGAGGTTGCAGAACATCTACATGTCACTGAAGAATATCTGCAAGAAGCCATTGACTGTTACAAAGGAAAATATGGCGAGTATATCACTGTAGATAACTATGTTATTTATTTTATTCCTAATTTAGCAGTTATGGAAATGATATAACCGCTTCGGCGTTTATATAGAGTGGTGGAAAAGTACAGAGGAATAGAGGTGAATCACAATCAAAAAAGTTTCAAAATTACATACTGACATATTTGATGATGGTTTGAACTATGTATCTGTCGGTCACATACGGCCGGAAATCATAGATTCTATTATTGAGAAATATCCGGAATTTACAGATATACTTTCTTCCGATACTGATATTCTTTTCTGGAAGGATCGTATTCAACATACAGAACGACACCGAAAAGATTTTTCTTCTGATGAAGAATATGAATTATGTTTTGAACAGATACCTGATATTATTCGCAATCCTGAATTCATAAGTATACACCCGAATAAAAATAGTATTTCTTTTATTTGTAGATTCACCGATCATATATCTGTTGCTGTTCGTCTTGCAACTGACGGACGGCTTTCATACAGAACAATGTATCCTTTGCGTGAATCGCAATTATACAATTACATAAAGCAAGGTCGAGCTTGGAAGGTCTAAAAAAAAATTTGACAAAACACCATATTTGTTGTAATATATCACTGTATTGATAATACTATAGTTTATAAAGATAAATTATTCAAGGATAGAACAGGCAGCTATCACGCCCTAGTGGTCTTAAAGAGATGTCGGATTGCCACCCGACTGAATAATTTATCTTTTATAATAACATAGCCGTTTACCGGCAGTATAAAATACATATATCTTGCCTATAGGGCATCAATTATTTAGACCTCGTAGCAATACGGGGTCTTTTACGTTATTAGCGATTTTGTTTATGCTAATAAAAACCGCCCCAGTGCTACCAACACTGAGACGGAAATATCGCAAGACACGCTACCAACGAGCCTTGCACCCGTAATCAATACGGGTATCTCACCATAAGACTATCGCTCCGAAGAATGCAATAGTAAGCTCAAGAATATTGTATCATCTTCGGAACAGCTACACAATCCAGAACATTCGTTCATGTGCTGGCTGTTATTTTTGTACCTATTTTTACATAAATTAAATGAGGAGATGATCTAAAATGAGCGCAAGATATGCCTATGGTTACGTCCGTGTATCCACTGATAAGCAGGAAGAGCTCTCGCCAGACTCCCAGGAGAAACTATTACGGGAATATGCAGCGAAAAATAATATCGTCATTCTAAAGGTTTTCTTTGAGATCGGAATATCCGGTAGAAAAGCCGATAAACGGCCAGAGTTCCAGAAAATGATCGGGCTTGCAAAATCATCCGATCATCCGGTTGATGTGATTCTGGTTTGGAAATTCAGCAGATTCGCAAGAAATCAAGAAGAATCTATCGTATACAAATCCCTGCTGAGGAAGCAAAGCAACGTTGATGTTGTGAGTGTGTCAGAACCTTTGATAGATGGTCCTTTCGGCTCTTTAATCGAGAGAATCATTGAATGGATGGATGAATACTACTCTATCCGGCTTTCTGGCGAAGTCCTAAGAGGGATGAAAGAAAAGGCTACAAAAAAAGGATACCAGATGTCCCCACCTTTTGGGTATCGTGCTGTTGGAAACGGAGATCCTTATAAAATTGATCCGGATGAAATGAAGGTCGTGGATTTTATCTGTGATGAATTTGATTACCGCAACTCAGATACCACAAAGATAACAAGAAAGCTAAACGATATGGGAGCCCGCACAAGACGAGGGAACCCTTTCGAATCCCGTAGCGTAGAAAGAATCTTGAAAAATCCATTCTATTATGGTCTTGTCGCGTGGAATGGAATAACATTCATGGGAACGCATGAAGTCCATTACTCAAAAGAACGCTTCGAAGCCCGCATGAAAAAGATACAGACTACATACAAGCCACTGAAACGCCGTGATGTATCCTCATGTAAACATTGGTTATCAGGGATTTTAAAATGCGGATACTGCGGGGCCTCTCTCGCCTACAATGGTGCAAACAGGCACTCACCTGGTTTCCAGTGTTATAAGTACAGTAAAGGAATACATACCGAATCCTGTTCGATATCAGAGAAAAAAGTGATCGCTGCACTGGAAGAATATTTTAAAAAACTTCTTTCCGGTATGGATTTTGAATACTCCTACCACTCTGCTGAGACCGGCGAGAAGATATCAGAACGTGAATCGCTCCTGGCTGAGCTTGATAAGATTTCAAACAGAGAGAAACGGATCCGTCTCGCTTATGAGAATGAAGTAGATACTTTGGAAGAATATAAACGGAACAAAGAGCGTCTGCAAAAAGATAGGGAAGACATTTTGGAACAGCTGAAAAATCTCGACAAAAATAATGAAGACACGAAAACAAAATCTGACGTGCTCAAGAACGTGCAAACTGTATATGATGTGATTAAAAATGATGCAATAGACTATGATACCAAAGGGATTTTTATGAGGAGTTTGGTAGAGGATATCGTTTATGATAAGAAAAACGGCAAACTAGTCTTCCATCTTTACATATCGTGAACCCTCTGTTTATAAGGGTTTGCGGATATGTTATAGGTTACTGCAATCCGGGCCACCAAATTGTGAAATGATCACTTTGGCAATCTGTGGGTTCGTTTGTGTAATCTTTA